CTTCCTGGATAAAAGGGACAACAACAGTAACAATAAAAGTAAGAATCATAGTAGTTTTATTAGACATAAAAATTATCTCCTTCCAAAATAACGACCTCCGAGGAAGCCTATAACATTTTTGACAGTAGAACCAACACCGCTAGCGACAGATCTAGGAGCACCTGTAAGACTTTCGATGTTCTTATAAAAATCACGTTCCATACCTGCCATTTCAGTTTGAATATTATCAAAAGCAGCAGCAGAATTAGCAATTTTAAACGCTGGATCGTAAATGATAAAAATAAAAAAATTATTGCGCGAAATTAAGGACATGTCCTTTAAATCTTGGTTTGGTAACAGTAAAGTAGTTGATAAAAACGACAAACCATTAGTTGTTTATCACGGTTCGCAAGAAGATATTGGTGAATTCCACGATGGAATGACTTTTTTTACTGATGATTATTATAATGCGGATGGTTATGCAGGTGGAGAGTTCGTGTACGATGTATATCTGTCTATTCAGAAACCATTGATAATTGACGCAGAGGACAAAAAATGGGATGACTTAAATTTACCAGAGGGAATGACTACCGTCGAAATCGCTGGAAAAATTGATAAGAGTAAGTACGATGGTGTGATATTTTATAACATAAAAGACAGTTGGATTGATGATGAGGATTTTCAAGATGCTGGAACAATTTATGTAGTATTTTCAGCCAAACAAATTAGACAGTATCAATCAGATGCCGATGACGAATAACAGCTTTAACTCGAAAATAAATAAGGAAAATTAATATGACAAACAAGAAAAAACTTGAAGAAATGATTAAGAAGGTTATAACGGAATATGGATATAATCCACGTAATCCGAAAATAGAACTTCAATATAAAGATTCCAAGGGGGAATGGCATTACTTATCTACAACTCAGTGGGCATCGTCTGTAAAGGAAGCAGTTCAAAAAATGGTTGAAAAATTGCAAAAAAGTCCCCAAGACATGACAGCCTATTCTAAAAAAATTGGTGAACCAATAGATGTTACAAGAATTAAAGGCTTCAAACAATAAGGATATGTCCTGAGTTTAGATCGTTACATAAATAAAAATTCGATTCTTTCGACGAATCGTTCTACGACCGGACAGTTGTGGGTATCAGAAGATTTGGAAATTTTAGACGATCAGATATTGGTTCCGGTCGATCCTAAGATAACTGAAAACCAAATCAGTGAAGTCCACATTTATTCCTTTTATGGTGATTATATTTCTGGCAATCACAACGCTGGTTATACGCTTCACGATGCTTATACTAATTCTTTACTGATTGATATTGGAAAGGTCTTTAAGGAAGCCAATATTCAAAGAGGTTCGTACATAATTGCCTTAAACTTGTTTCAAGAGTTGTGGGGTGGTTATGGTAACGAACCTTTACTCGTTAAGGAAATTAGTCCTGATCGTACTGAAATTCATTTTCAAGTCGACAAGAAATTTGTAAGTGGATTAGAAGTATTTAAGGCAAAGGTTCAAACCTTTATCGATGCAGGAACCTTGAATAACTTAGTCGTTAACTTTGGATTTAACCAAGTCCAAAAGATTATCAACGTAAGGTTCGATGGTGAAAGTTTTTACGTAAAATTTTATTTGCCCATCTTTGACGAGGTAAATGAAAAGCAACGTGCATGGGTTCAATTTGAAGCTATTGACCCTTATATCGATACGATTGTTCTAAGCCAGCAATTAAGTCAAGGAAACCTTAATTACATCAAAGGTCCGAACTTTGATCTGGATACTTCCATGTATTCATCCAATGAAACTGACTTTCAGAATTGGGATGAACTGTTAAATACAAACTTAACAAGCCAGCAACGAATCATTGAAAGTACGCTTTCAGGTTCAGGACAAGTAAAATTAAATATCGATTATACCAATTTCGATAACTTTATTTTTTATAGTTCAGCAGAAACCAGAGTAAAGAATTTCAATTACAAGGTTAGTAAGGTAGAAGAATATTCATCTTCAATCGCTTTACTTCTAAATTCAACTGCTTCAAATACGGTATTTGTCAGTAGTTCGATCAGCATCAACCAGAAACGAATGGATGATGTTACTTCTAATTTTGATCCGTGGGAACGTTGGATGTATTTCAGTTCTACGGCTTCCCTGTTTACCCACGATATTACTGGATCACTTTCACCATTTCCGAAACGAATCGTTTCTGGAAGTTGGCAGAATTATACCCTAAGTTCGAGTATAAGTCAGAATTGGTATAACAGCTTATTGACAAGTGCAAGTGCATACGATCAGACGAATTTAAATCGTCTTTGGTGGGCAATTCCTGAACATGTCATCATGGAAGCAGGTAACAGCGATTATGTCAAATTCGTCGATATGATCGGTCACCACTACGACGTAATTTACAGTTATATCAACGCACTTACCCAAATTCACGAACGTGACGAACATCCTGAACGCGGTACGCCTAATGAATTATTATGGTCGGTTGCGAAAGGGTTTGGTTGGGAACTTCAAAACACCAGACAGCTAAGTGATTTATGGACATATAAGTTAGGATTGAACCAAAGTGGTTCTTTCAATAACACTGGTTCGATGTTCCAACTTTCGACGGAAAACCAGACCCATCAAATTTGGCGAAGAATCGTAAATAACCTTCCTTACCTGTTAAAGACAAAGGGAACCCAAAGGTCATTAAAAGCATTAATGGCAATTTACGGTATCCCTCAAACTTTAATTTCAATCAAGGAATATGGTGGACCTAGCCCAAATGAAGGCAAACCAACTTTAATCGAAGACAGGTTCATTTATAAAGCTAATTTTACTGGCTCAAATTGGATCGAAATGAACCGCCGATCAATTCCTCCGACAAGTGGAAGTTGGTCAGGAACGGAACGTGTTCCCGATACAGTTGTATTCAGGTTCAATACTGAATATTCTTCGAGTATTTCACAATCATTATGGGCAATCGAGAAAGGAAATGAACGATCAAAGGTTCTTTCCAATATCGAATTAATTCACATCAGAGCGCACCAAACATCATCATACAGTGGTAGTTGGGCTTACGGGTATTTGCGTTTAACACAAGCGCAATTAAGTGGCTCTACGTTCATTTCTAGCTCAGTCCAAACAGGCTATCTTCCGTTATTTGACGATGACAGTTGGTCGGTTAGGATTTGGACTACTTCTTCCATTCAAACATCTGGTTCAATTTTCTTAGAAGTGAAACGAACAAACGATTCACTTTACGGAAGGTTTTCACATTCAAGCTCACTTGCTTGGTCAGGAAGTTTTAATGTTGGTTCTGCTTGGTCGACAGGAAGCCAAAATACTATTTTATTGGGTGGAACGACAGGATCAAACAGTTCAAGGTTCGTCGGTCAAATAGATGGTTATAAGGAATATTTTTCTGTATTAGAAGGTTCAGTTTTTGATAGTCATGTATTGAACCCTTCTGCGTATAATTCCAATACAGAAACCAGTTCATTTTATGATTTATTTAGATATTTTCCTTTGGGATTGGATCAACAACGTTGGAACCATTCTACTTACTTACAAGTTTCAAGTTCACATCCAAATAGAGTAGCTTCGTTTGATACGACCGCTTCATTCAAAGGTTGGACAGGTACACAAGCACAACAATACGTTTCCAAAAATGAAACTTATTACGTATATGTCCCGTCATTAGGTGGAAATGTCCTTAGAAGTGAAAAAATTAGGTTTGAAGATTCGGTTTTAAGTAGGGATTTAAACCCTGAAACACGAGCATCCAAAGGTTCCTTTGATAGAAGCGGATTTGACACTAACAGATTAGCAGTTGTATTTGCCCCATCAGATCAAATCAACAACGAAATTTATAATCATACTGGTTATGCTGACTTAGATAAATGGATCGGTGATCCTGAGTATGAATTTACAGAAGGATATTCAGAGCTACAAAGGTTCAGTCATGAATATTTTCGTAAATACCAACAGCGATACGACATCAACGCGATGATTCGTTTGTTGGCGTTATACGATTATACCTTCTTCGAACAGATAAAACAATTAGTTCCCGGAAGAGCCGATTTAATCGCAGGTGTATTGTTAGAATCAGATGCACTCCATGTTCCAAAAGTAATCGTTACCAAACGACCTTCTATTGAAAACTTAGGGTATGAGAAAACTATCCCTAATATCCCGCCAAGTTCATCTGGTGAAAACTTAGGATATGAAACAAGTGCATCGGCAGCCCCAAGGTTAGATTCAAAATACAAATATGTAACAGGTTCGATTAAACAATCATTTTGGATAACAGGAAGCAGTTGCCACCATACCAGTTCGAAGGGTGGGTACATGGGCGAAATACCTATGATTCCCAATCCTTATTCTGGTAGTCAATGTCCTACCCAAAGTTACATAGACAAGGAAAGGTTAAACTGCTGTTATAAGAAAGTAATTTTTCATTATTCAAGTTCAGGAACCTTTCAAAACAGATACGAACAAAACTGGTACACAGCCGTATCAATGAGTTATGGTTGGTATTATTCGAGAAGTCTTGAATGTACTGGTTATCAATATTCAGAAGAATGTGGAGCCGTAGAAAACAGGTCAAGGTTCGGCGGTACAAAATTAGTAGGAGCGGGGATAAATATAGATAGCCCAAATACAATTGATGGGGGACCAGTAGTAAGTATTTGGGAAGTTTCGCCTACAAATCTAATCGTTGGCGATAGTCCATTAGGTGGTAGATTAATTGTTGAATAACTATGATATTTATAGATAACACGAACGAATTAATCGTACTTGACCCGAAAATAATTAAAATTAAAAAATAAAAGTGGCATCATTATCATTCCAACTTAGAAATATTTATACTGAAATTCAATTATTGAACGAAATAGGCGAAGGTTCGGCCAAACCGTATCCATTTAAACGACATGGAGTATTAAAATACACGTTTGTTGCAAGGTTAGGCACAAATCAAAAAGAAGAAGTAAGGGTTGATTTTCAAGACTTATCAGATAGTCCAATTAAAGATCAATTACTTCAAAATGTTTTTCCATCGGTTAAAACTCTATTTAATGTTGGGTTTAAAGTTAATGAAAACGAATTTCAATATAAAAAAGGAGAAATGGGACCATATTTACGAATTATGTCCACAGTTTCCTTGATAATTCAAGATTTCATCAAAATCAATAATCCCGATTTATTATACCTAACTGGTTCGCCAAGAGAAATAGGTGCAGAGGATGATAAAAAAACACTTCTTTATAAATTATTTTTAAATAAACAAATTAGTAAAATAGTAGATTATAATTATGAAGAACGATTAGATGGGTATGTGATTTATAAAAACGGACTAAAAGAAATTAAAATTAAAAAATAAATGATAAAGTTAGTTGAAGACAATGTTCCAGTAGTTTGTAAGATTTGTGAACGTGAATTTAAGGATTTAAGAGCATTTGGGCAACATCCAAAAACCCATAATTTAACATCTAAGGAATATACGTTTATTTATTTGATGGATAGTAAGGAACCTGAATGTCAATGTGGATGTGGTAAGAAATGTAGTTATAAAGCATATTACAAACATCAGTATGTATCTGGTCATAATCCAGATTGTTTTTGGCAAAATAGGTTAGATAAAGATTCTGACGAATATAAAGAAATAGTTTCAAAAATTTCCAATAGTGTTCGTGAGTATGCTGCTGACAATCCACGAGAAGTATCTGATGAAACTAGATTAAAAATATCCATTAAGACCAAAGAAATAATGAATCGTGAAGGTGAGAAGGAAAAGCGTTTTAGTAAAATGAAAGAAACTAAACGTGTTCAGAGTGAAAATGGAACATTAAGCGCAAATCATTGGATAAATAATTGGTCAGAAGAAGAATTGGAAAAAAAGCTAAAAGAAAATGGTGAAAAAATTGCTAAAACTAAACGTGAGCGTGGATCGACAGCATGGAATAAAGGTTTAACGGTTGAAACTGATAATAGAATCGATCAATGGTCAGGTGAAAATAATTACAGATATAATTATGTAAAGGGAAGACCATATACTCGAAAATTCAGAAATAAAGAATATCGTAAATTGATATTAGAATCGCAAGATTCATGTTGCTTTAAATGTAAAACCACTGATAAACAATTGTGTTTACACCATGTCGACGAAAATCCAACAAACGATGATTTTAATAATTTAATTTTTTTATGTAGATCATGTCATATCAGAATTCATAGTGTTCCAAAATTAATGGAAGATTTTAAAATCGAAGTTTATAATTTCAAAAATAAAAAGGAAAAATAAAAATGTCTTATATTTCTAACGGAAATGGCGGAATAGTAGTTGATGCGATAGTTTAATGTCGCCCTATTCAGTAATGGATAGGTAAAAATCGGTCAAAAACGGTGAAAGGTGAGATTCCCAATACCGTGCTAAACAAAAATTTTAAAAGGTTTTTGTCAGTGTAACGCATAGGAACTGAATACTTGAAAAAGAATAAAATGTTCCCACGAGTGACCGACAACCAAAATTATGAATTGGTTGAAAATATATGCTGAACTTACAAGAAAAAGAATTGTAAGAACAATGGGATAAAAAGCCTGTTGGATAACAAAAATGATTAACTCGTCTTGGCCGTCAAAAACTTGCGCAAGGTAATGGAAATTTCCAAGTAAGTCAGTTCGCCCTCTCGGATTCCGAAATTGACTACGGATTGTGGTCAGATTCACACCCCCTCGGCTCGCAATATTATGGGGTAGTTATCGAAAATCTCCCAATAACTGAGGCCGTACCGGACGAAACGCAAAATTTAAAATCGTTCCTTGTAACTTTGCCTCGTAAAACAGTCCGTATTCCGATCGTAAATATACCCCAAACCAGCTACACTCTTACAGCAGGTCAATCGGTTACAATTACGCCTCAAACGATCAATTATACTGATGGAAACAGTACATTAGGATATACTTTCATATTGGCTGACAGCGATGTTTGTTCGGCTTATATTTCTGAAACGGCACCGGGTCAAATTTACAGCGGACAAGGTTCGGCTGTACCTGCTGGATTATCCGAAAGTGAAATCGGTCAAGCAGTTACATACGTAGGAAAATCAATTACGTTAACTGCTAATATGTTATCATTGGCTGCACGGTCAACGACTCTTACAATTATCGGAAATGAAACTGGTGGTCGTGTAGTTGCAAGTATTACAGTCAAGAAAGTAACCTTGAATACAACCCCGAATGTTCCACTTACCGGAAACCCACCTGTTAAAATCAGTTAAATAAAACGATTTAACTTATTAAATTTAATTCAATTAGGAAAAATAAATGTCATTTGTAACAAAAGGAAGCAGTTTTGGTTCTGGTGGTGATGCTCCGAAAGTAAATTCAAGTCAACTTTCCAAGCTATCCGACATGGGTCTTGATGTAAAGGCGGTATCTAACAATCCAAATGTGATTGCATCTGCCAATCCAGTAACAAAACAAGTTGCCCCCGGAGTGGTTTTACCCGGAAAACAGGATGCGAACGGAAACTTTTTCGTGGTGGACGAAAACAACATTGTTCATAACATTAAAACCGATTCCATGCCGCCAATAGACGGTAATGGGAATACTGGTGGACCATTGTTTCCCCCGTCTAATGGAAACGGTGGTCAGTTACCACCTGCTCCGACTCCATCCGCAGGTGTTCCACCACCTTCCAACTTAGGTTCTGGTCGAATTTGGACAAGGTTCCAAGAAGGCGATATTGTTCCCAACCAACAAGAAACGGTTACTCGTGCGTTGTGGTCGAATAATGTCGGAAACCTTACAACCTTTTATACTTCTTCGGCTCAAAATGCTAATTCCAAAAGATACTATTATGAAATTTTTAATAGCTCATCTGGTGATTGTGGATCGGAAGGTCAATTTTCAGTAGTTTACGGGCATAAAAATGGTTCTGGTTCTGCTGACGAAGGTGGCGCACAAGTAAATGATACGCCTAGTCGTGCTATTTATGGCCAATACAAGCAACTTTGTCTTGATCCCGGAACTGAACGATTTACAATTGGCGGGGTAACAACCGATTCCATCTATGCGATTAATATTTCACGTGCAAGGATGCGCGAATATATCGACGAAGGGAACCTTGAATTGAACCTTCAACGGTTATCCGGTTCGCAATGGTTAACTGGTGGAGGTGCGCAAAACGCATGGACAGGTTCAAATGTTCGACCTTTCCCGACTCAGGCCGTTCTAAGGTTAATTGATGATAGTGGAATTTCAACTGCTACTGTTACAACAGCCGGAGAAGTCTATAACATTGTTTCTGGGACATTGGAAGATGGAGTATATAATTCTTCTGCTCCCCATTACTACGGACAATTATATCGTAGATTGGGAATTGTAGTATTGAACGGTGATAAACTTGACCAATCGGCTTCATTTTTAACCGTTACTGGTTCAGAAATTCCCGGTGATAACGCTTATAAACTTTTCACTTCCATTTCTGCATCTGCTAAATACACCGATACATCTGGTGACTACTTAGGTTTCCAAGGTAGAAGTGCTGAAAAGGTTAAGTCAAGCCATTTCTTTGTAAGGGTAAAGAATCAGGAATATAATTTTTCTAACAACCCTACTTTTACAACAGGTTCAGAAGGTGATTTAGCTCAACCGACTATGATCGGAAATCCTACGACATTCCTTACGACAATCGGACTCTACAATGATCAAAAGGAACTGTTAGCAGTAGCTAAGACAAGCAAACCGTTAAAGAAGACATTTAGTTCTGAATTACTGCTAAAAATAAAATTAGATTTTTAAAATAAGGATTAATATGAAAATAAGATTATTGAAAGAAATGGTAGGGAAAGCAATTAAAAGTGAATCATTCAATGTTGACAGATCAAAAAATATAGTCGGTCAAGAAGTTTATGATGCTATTGGAAAGTCCAATAAACAGCAACTTGAAAAATGGCTTAATGATTTGAAGAAAGAAATGCAGCGTGAATCTCCCGGCTCAACCAGATTGAATAAATTACAGCATGAAGAACAGTTGATAAAGTTGCGCTTAGGAATAAAATAAAGGTTATTTAATATGAATAATAGGAATATAATTGAAAATCATATTAAAATGCAACTTCATAAATTAAATTCTATAAAAGAGTCTAAACAGTCATTTAATGAATTTGATGATCCGAATTATGAACGCATAGGTAAAACTGATATACAAGTAGGCGATGTTGTTGTATCTGGATATTATCCACACAGACCCGTGAAAATAGGTAAAGTTACTTCTAAGTGGGCAATCCCAGATTCTAAATATAATTCATTAAATATTTGGGCTAAAACAATGCATGGAAATACTACCTATCTTAAAGGTAACATGGATCATAACGCGGCTGTTTATAGAAAAAAGAAATAAATTAGGAATTAGTTTTGGCATTAACGATTCAAGGTAATTGGACAGTACGATTAATAAGTTTTCCTATTGATTTACCTCAGCGGTTTATCATTAGTGGTGCGACTGTTGGAAATGGTACATATCCAGACACATATACAGTTCCGATCAATGTTCAGGGTCAAAGTTGGCATATTGAAGTTCAGGAATTAGAAGATGGGTTATGGCGGCCATCTGTAAATTTCCAAACAACTGATGTGATAACCCAAAATGGATTTCAAACATTCAGGGCTGAATTTGATGATCGGCGCGGCGGCGTGAATTTTGATGATTTGGTTTTGTTATTGTCGAGGGTAGTAACCATTACTCCCCAACCTGAACCTTTGCCTCCTGTTCAACCTGAACCGTACATTCCGCCAATAGTTCCTACTGATCCTTATATTCCTCCACCACAAGTTAATCCCCCTGTTACATTGGTTCCCGGAAAGGTTTTCACTAAGTTTAAAATTGATGAAAAACTTCCAAGAGAACAAAAAATTGAAACGTTTGGGATTTGGTTAGATTACACTGGTTCGGTTACTGGAAATATGACTTCTTTTTTTACTTGTTCTTTGGATACAGGTTCATATAAGAAATCAGTTTATAATGCCCAATGTTATACTTGTTCATCTAAGCCTCATTTTGATATTGCTTATGGGCATGATGGTGGAAGTGGAAGTCGTGACTTAGGTGGAAATGATTTTTATACCCCATCAAATGCAGTCTATGGTCAATATCGTGGGTTATGCTTGGATAATGGTCAGAAACGTTTTAAGATCGGGAATAGTGAAATATTTCATTTTTACGCGATAAATGTTGCCACTGAAAGAATGGGCGATTCATTGGATGAAGGGAACCTTGAATTGAACCTTCATTCACTTTCAGGATCAGAATTTTTAACCGGAAACGGAAATCGAAATGCACATACAGGTTCGAATGTGCGACTAGGAACAAGCGGTAAAATTTTAAGGCTAATCGACGATTCAACCATTGATTTTTCAGGATTGTCCCAAACCGCTTTAAATGGCGTTTACAGCGATGTTTCTGAAAGTATGTGTCATCTTTCCACCAGCGCCGGAAAAGTCCGTTACATCGTAAGTGGGACGCTTGAAACGGGCATCTATTCAAGCTCACAACCTCACGTTTATGGGATCAGTTATCCGCAACTTGGAATCATCCTTTTAGACGCTGAAAAGTTGGATATGTCTGCTTCGTTTTTAACGGTTACGGGAAGTGACGTAGCAGGTGACAACGCGATGAAATTATTTACGGCAATGTCAGGTTCGGCAAGGTTCACTGATGAAAGTGGTGATTATCTTGGTTTCCAAGCAAGAAAGGTTCGATATAGTTATATGGAGCAATTCTTTGTAAGGGTATTGAATCAGGATTATAACTTTACAAATAACTTAACCTATCAAACAGGCAGTGAAGGTGATATTATTTCAGATTTTTACAACAATCCGAAGGTATATATCACAGAAATTGGGCTATTTAACAATCAAAATGAACTGCTGGCGATAGCAAAGTTATCTGCTCCGGTATTAAAAACATTCACGGAAGAAGCGTTGTTTGACATTCAACTTTGCTGGTAAAAATAAGGAAAATAAATGATCCAAATACCACTCGAAATAGGTGATACTATCTTAGCAGGTAGGTTCAAGAATAAAAAAATTAAAGTGAATGAAATCGGCATTGATGATTTTGGTTCACCTACAATAAACGGCAGAAGTATATTAAAAATAAGAATACCAAAGTTATATCAAAAGCAGGAAAACGAAATGAAATCAAGCATAAAAGAAGCCCTAAGTCCAGATAAACTCAAAACCATCGATAAAAAAATTGAATGGTCTACCGAAAAGAATCTTCCATTTTCACAAGGTTCCGCTATTAAAGAGGTGATTGCGCGATATAAAATTCCTGCAATTAAATGGGGTTATGTTGGAACCGGACAGTTTATTGGCGTTGAAACCAACAAACAGAAGATGTTTTGGAGAGATAAAGGTTCAGAACTTCAATTCTTAGGAATTTTAAATAAAGACGGTAGCGTAGCTGAAAATAAGACTTTAAAAGAAGCCGTTAATCCATTTCAAAAGTCACCATTAGAAGTAAAAATCAAACAGACTGATGGTTCATGGCACATTTATCTTCAAACAGTTGACGGTGAAGAATGTCTTACTATGACAGGATGGGGAACCAAAGAACAGGCTGAACACGCTGCTATGACAAAAGGTTATTCGTTTGACGCAAATAAATCAAGTGAAACGCCTACACGTGAAACCCCTAAGTACACTGGTTATGAAAAGGTTCGATCAGAAAAACCAGAAGAAATGAAACTTTCCAAAGAAAAAACAATCGAAATTAAATTGGAAAGTATGATGCGAAGAATTCTTGGTAAAAAAAAAGCCCTAATCGAAGCTGATTTAAGCGCCACAGTTAAAGAACAGCTTAGAAACTTAAAGCAACTCCAACAACAGATAGCAGAAGCCAAAGCACAAGTAGATGCGGTAATGAAATCTACTGGATTGAAGGATTTAGAAAAATCTGCCGATAAACTTTTAAAAGAAGAATTATGGGATTTTTTCAACGAATTGAAGAAAGATGAACAACGGTTAGTTGATTTAGGCGACATTATTATGACCGTTGTTAAATTTCAATCTGAACCAGCAACTTACGAATACGAAAAAACATTGGATTACGCACTAACACAAGTAAACCAAGATGTTAAAGAAAAAGTTTTGATGCAATTAAAGGCATCCGAAAAAATTGGTAAGACCAAAGGTTCAGTGTCGTTTGCGACAAAAACCGAAGCAGCAGGAAATTCAATATGGAGTTCGATAACTAATTTCTTAGGGAAATTTATTCCTGCATTAAAGCGAAAAGGTCAAAAAATTGATACCGAACTAACTAAATTAAAAGGTTTAGTTGCTAAAATAAAAAAGTAAAAAATGGGAATACCCAAAGTAATTCACGCGGTTAAGCCGCAAGACTTCACAATCCGACCTTTAACTGTTCACAAGTCCTACTTGGTTCAGAAGGGAGATTTGTATTCGGGTTCGATGCCTCAAACGTCGAGTGGTTACAGACTTTGGGAAGGGTTATGGACAAGTGAAAAATTGAAATTGGGGACGGCTTCGGAAACAACTTATCCGACCAATAGTTTTGATGGAACTTATAAGAATATTATTTGGTCACAGTTGGATGCTCAGTATTATCGTTTCCCGTATGATACATGTGCCACATTAGAACATTCAAACAAACGGTTTGCACGGAAATTCCTGAATACAAGCGCATCGATTATAACCTTGCCTTACTTGGATTACGGACATTCAATAAAACCGGGATCGGTTGAAATAACTGGCTCCAATTTTTATTTGACCGATGATAGGAACGGTAACTTATATGACGTGAGTTTGAATACAGGTTCATATTCGGATAGACATAATCTTGTGGCGTATTGGAGTTTCAACGAACAATTCCGTAACTTGAAAGACATTTATAGTCCATTAGAAAAAACTAAAATAAAATTCGAATCGGCGGTGTTCACTCCGGACGAATATTCAGTCGGAAATAAAATAGGATTTTATGATGGGGTATCATTGAACGGGACATCCTCTGGTATTGCTGTTAAATTTTTTCAAGATTCATATATTTTAACACCCAACCGTGACGAATTCAATTTTACCAAAGAAGATGATTTTACAATTTCTTTTTGGGTCAGATATGTTGAACATGGGACAACCTCGACTTTAATTTGTAAAGATTCCATAATTACCGAACAAGTTTATGGGCTGCTAAACAAGCCAAATAAAAATGATATTGTTCAACCAGTATTTCATGTATCGACCTCGACCGAATATAAACCAACACCCATTTACCCGTATCGATTTGAGATAACAGATTTAGAAAGCAAAATTCAATTTAAGCGAAGTGACGGTACAAATACACTTCATCTATCAGGTTCTTCAAATTTACAAGTTGGTGGATGGCATCATATTGCAACTGTCAAATCGGGATCAAATTTATATTTATATCAAGATGGTGTAGTTGTTCAGTCAGGTTCAGACGTGACATACCATCCTCACAATAATCACTCATTGATGTTCGGCGCAGATAACTTTGACCATTTGAACGGTAGTGATAATACATTAATGGATGAAATCCGAATTTACAATAAAGGACTTTCACCCGCAACCATTGCGACCTTAGCCGACAATTCTAGCCTCGGAATGTACCAAAGTTCGATCGTTGGGAATGTTTTTTATCGGTCAGGAAAGATAGTTATTTCTAGTTTAGACCCGAAACACAATCAAATTCTTAACCAAGATTGGAAATTAAGGTACAAAGGTTCCCATACCATTTACGAGTATGAAACTCTTGTTAGGATTAAAAAAGGAACCTTTAACCATACCACAAATAAAACATGGTTAAAAGCACCTAATTCAGATTTAATAAGAGACGAAGCAACCGGAAGTATGCGGCCATATTTCACCCAAATAAATCTATTTGATTCGGAAGGTGATTTGGTTGCAGTCGGAAAAATGAACCAAGCAATACAAACCAGATCGGACGTTGATTTGAATGTGGCAGTAAAATTTCATGGGTGACAAATGAAACTTATAAAGATATATGAACAAATAATCACTGAAATGCAAGACCAGCATGGTTTTGCAGCATTAATTCCAGTAATCGAATCCAAGTTAAAAATAAAAGTTGGAAATTACATTGCAAGTGGGACGAGATCAGATGTATTTGATTTAAGAAGCAATAAAGTTTTGAAAATAACCAAAGGTTCTAATGATGCAAACGGAATGATGTTTTCAAAAGAACATCCGGAATTTCCACTCCCAAAAGTTTTTAAAATATTCAAGATCGATCCATCTATTATTCCAGAAGCTATAAAAACGAAATCTGGTCAACATATTTGGATAATTATTTCTGAAAAGTTAAAAATGCGAGCGTTTGATATTGATGAACAAGCAGATTTAGAAGACTGGTTTTTAAATAATACGAAATATAAACCAGATGATATTCATTCCGAAAATATGGGAATAAGAGCCAACGGAACCATTATTTATCTTGATCCGTCCTTTTCCAATATTGAAAATAACCTATCCAAAATTCCAATTTTAAAATGAACTGGACACACCAAACCACCAAAATCGAAACCATCGATCAAATACCTGAATCGGCAATTGCCTTCATTTACCTCATAACAAGGTTAAGCGATGGCAAGTTTTACGTGGGTCGAAAAATGCTGTCAAGTAACCGAAAGGTTCGACTTACCAAAAAAGAAAAGCTGCTTCCAGAAAATAAACGGAAGACGTTTAAGCGAGTAATAAAGGAAACCGATTGGAAAGATTATTGGGGCAGTTCAAAAGAATTATTGGAAGATATTAAGTTATTGGGCAAGGAAAGTTTCAAGCGTGAAATACTTTGTTTCTTAGAAAACAAAACGGATACTTCATTCTACGAAATGTTTTATCAGATGAAAATGAACGTTTTATTTGAAAATTCATATAACGGTCATATAGCCAATACGAAATTTTTTAAAGGAAAGATAAGTCAATTATGAAAATAAAGAAACACTCCGAATTAATGACTGAATTGTTGATGGAAGAACTTTCCAATCAGATTCAACCATTAAATCCGAATCAATTAAGAAATGAAGTCGAAGACGCACTGAACCAAAGGTTAGGCGACGAATATACTGCTTATTATTTTTATTTAAACGCAATGAATTGGTGCATTAACGAAGGGTATGTGAAAGCAGGTTCATTCTTTAAAGCTGAAAGTGAAAATGAACTTCAACACGCTTTGAAACTTCAAACATTCTTAACTGATTGGAACCTTGTGCCTCAAATTCCGAAAGTAGAAACCCAATTCAATTTTCAATCATTGGTTCAAGTAATCAATAAAGCGTATGAATTGGAATATAATCTTCTGATGGCATACAGCGACAACGCTAAGGCATTGATCGTAAAAGACATTAATGCCTTTACCTTTTTACAGCATTTCATTCAAATCCAGAACGATAGCGTAAAAGAATTTTCAGATTTATTGAA